GTTTATTTTTATATATGAGTTACGCCAATGATGAAAGTATCTGGTTTTATTTTTCCATTTTGTGTGCATTAGCCTTGTATTTGCGCGTATCTGCATTCCGTATGTCTGTACGGGAGGCATTTGTTGAACAAACATATAGGCGAAATGAGATTTCACCAATGCTTGATGAATATCGAGATAAATTGGTGAAAGGTGCAATTGCAGTGAGTGTATCTTATGGAGCAGTTTATGCTATTGTACGTTTACTCAAGGCATTTAAAAAGGAATTGAAACCAATTATGTTACAAGGATCATTGGCTCCAAAAACAATTGAGGAAGTGAATCAGAGAGACGCTGAGGTTAATCCTTGGTGTGAGTTGGTAAAGCGCCAATTACCCATTTGTAAGCAGGCACAAACATCGACATCAGATGATTTGGTTAGATTAGTGTGTAAGAATTTGACATATGTGAAGATTACAGGTGATGATGGAAAGCAATATTTTGCAAATTCATTATTTGTAAAGTCTAATGTTGTATTGATTCCCAAACATTATTTTGATCGTGTTGGAATGAGTCTTAAGTGTGAATTCCGCAAGAAGCTACCTAAACAGAATGGCGGTAAATTTTATGCAGAGATTGATTTTGCACAATCATATCATATACCAAATACTGATGTTGTAATGTGTTATGTGTCAAGTGGCGGATCGTACAAGGATCTTACGGGTTATTTTCCTTTGGATCGTGTGCGTTCTGTACCATTTCAGTGGGTTTGGCGCAATGAGGATGGAAATGTAGAACAGTCATATGGAGTTACTTCACCACAAAGAATTAAAACAACCGATTTTTACTATGAGGGTGGAACTTATAACATCACAATACCAACGAAGTTTGGTCATTGTGGTGCGATTTTAGTTTCACAAACTAGAGGAAATTGTATTGTTGGTATGCATCTTGGAGGAGTTACTGGTACAACAAGAGGAGCTTATGGATTAATTTTACACAAGTATATTTTGGAGGGACTTTCACATTTGAATAAATGTGAAGGAAACATAATCACTGCTAGTGCTGAAATTTTTCCAGATGAAATTCTTGGCGTGTCAACATTTGATGAGCAAGGTAGTATACCGCGCTCAAGTGCTGTTCATTATATGCCACAGGATTCTCAAATTGAATTATATGGAACTTGCGGGCAAGCTTCTACATTTAAGAGTGATGCGCAGAAATTGCCCATCTCTGAGATTGTAGAAGAAGTTTGTGGAGTGCCCAATATTTATCGAGGTCCTGTGGAGAAGCCAGCATGGTTTGGGTGGCAAACCTGTTTGGCTAACATGGC